TCAACTTACTTGTATACAACAGACGGGCTGGGCGTGCATGTAAACGAGGCCGGAGTGGCGCGCAAAGCAGTTTTGCTCGCAAACGTGCTGAAGAATATGGTTGCCCAGCGAGGCAAATAGACCCTAACGCTCGGGCAATGAGCGGCTAAATCCACGTGGCAACCCGTGACCTGTAGCGCAACGTCGGGAGACGCCCGCTACTTACCCATCCGTCGTGAGACGCTGGAGGCAAAATGTCAGAAGCAGTAGAAGTATTGCAACAAGAAGCGCAAAATACGGAAAGTGTCAATGAGCAGCATGACACGATCCCACCCGAGGCCGACTCGGAGGCTCAGAACACGGAAACCGGCGAACAGCCGGAACAGCCCGCAGAGTCTACCGAGCAGCAAGAGGCCAAGCGACTATCAAAGTTTCAGCGTCGGCTAGAACGGCAGAAGACCGCCCGTATCCAGGCTGAGACGCGAGCACAGATAGCCGAAGAGCGTCTAGCACGTCTCGAAGAGCAATCCAGGCAACAGCAATCACGCAAGGAAGAAGCGCCCAAGCGCGAAGACTTTGACGACTACGAAAGCTATCTGGACGCCAGACAAGACTGGCGCTCTGAGCAGCGTAGAGCCGAGTCGTCGCAACCGCAGCAGGAGCCGCCGAAGCGGCCTCAAGCAGATCCCCAAGCGGCCATTGCCGCCGACTGGACTAAGCGCGAGGATGATTTCAAGGCCACTGCCAGGGATTATGAAGCCGTCGTAGAACCGTTCGTCTCCGAGGATATCGGGGCTCTGTCGGATCAAGCACGACGCGTCATCATCGATTCCGAAAACGGCCCGCGCTTGCTGTATCACCTTGCGAAGAATGATGCTGATGTCGAGCGTATTGCGGACCTAAGCCCTGCGAGGCAAGTGGCGGCGCTAGTTGAGCTTGAGGACAAATTAAAGTCCGAGCCCACCCGGCGCCCGAGCAATGCACCTCCCCCGATCCGACCTGTAACGCAGAACGCCAACGCGAAAGCGGCCATTACCGGCAATGAATCTCAAGCCGAGTATGAGGCAAAGCGTAAAGCGCAAGGGGCTCGATGGGGCAGGTAGCCTCGCGGAGCTAGACATGAAGTTAGCAGCAATGGAACTCCGCGCGGGCTGGTCCGTGGAGTTCCGAAATGACGAACACTCTCGTCACTTGTTCGATTATCGCTAAGGAATCACTGGCGATCCTGAAGAACATGCTCACCTTTGCCGGCGCAGCCAATCGCGACTGGCAAAATGAGTATGGTGGCAACATGAGCCGGGGCTATGCGCCGGGTCAGACGATCAACATCATGAAGCCGCCGCGCTATACGTACCGCGCGGGTCCGGTGGCATCGCCGCAAAGCACTGTGCAGACGACCGTTCCGGTCACTTTGTCGCAGGGCGGCTGCGACATCAATTTCAACGGTCTGGAGCAGACTGTCAGCATCACCGATTCGCGCATGCAAGATGCGTTGAACGCGGCGGTGGCGACCGTATGCAACGAAATCGACCGCCAGGGCGCGCAACTGCTGCGCTATTCGACGTTCAACACGTTGAATGCTGCAGGTACTGCGATCACTACGCAAATCGGCGCCGTGCAGGCCATTGCGAACATGAATCGGCGGCTAGATGAAATGGCAGCGCCTCGAGATCGGCGCCGAAATCTCATCATGAATCCGGCGCTCAACGCTCAGTTGATCCCTGGATTTTCCGGGCTGTTCAACTCGCAAAGTGTGCTGGATAAGCAATTCAAGTCCGGGATGATGGTTGACTCGCTTGGCCTGTCCTATGCGATCGACCAGAACATGCCAACGCACACCAACGGCGCGGCAACGGCGACCAACATCAACGGCGCGAATCAAACCGGATCGACGATCACGGTGGTTGCTGTGGCTGGCGGTACGCTGACTAAGGGAACGGTAATTCAGCTTCCCGGCGTCAATGCGGTCAATCCGCAGAGCCGGCAGGATACCGGCGTCGCGATGGATTTCGTAGTCACCGCCGATGCTGCACTCGGCGCAACCTCGATTTCTATCAGCCCTGCCATCGTCACGAGCGGCGCATTCCAGAACGTCACCGCATCGCCGACGACCGCAACGCCGTATGTCATTAGCGGCGCGGCATCGACGACCTATGGTCTGAGCGGAGCATTCCATCGGGATGCGTTCACTCTGGCGATGGTGCCGTTGTGGCAACCGCCAAAGCGCGGCGTACTCGATGCGGCGACCGTCAGCGATGACGGTTTCACCCTGTCGGTGACGAAGTTCTTCGACGGTATCAACTACAACGCCATCACTCGACTGGATGTGCTCTTCGGCTGGGCGGCGACGTATCCCGAGCTGTCTTGCCGCTGGTACAACACCTAAGACGGAGCAAAAACCATGTCTGTTTACCTTCTCCGTAACTACAAGGGCTACACCGCTAGCTCTACTGTCCCGGTGACGTTCAATACTGCCGAAGAGGCTGCGTTGATCGCGCAGGGGCTGGCCACGGCTGCTGGCACTACCTCGATGGCTGGTTTGGTCGGTGCGCCGGAAAACTTCCTGACGCAGGGGGGCAACGTATACCCGGTCAATCAGGGGGGCGTCGGTGGAACTCCCACCTACTACCAGGGGCCGCTTCGGCTTCCGGTGATTGCGTTGGGCTCGGCTGCGCTGACCGGCTATGAAACTGCCGGCGTAGCGCAGACGGCGGGGACGTTCAATTTCGTCGAGCTGTACGTGCCGTACCTCCAGCAATGGACCGGCGCGGGCGTATTGAACGGAACCACGGTGGGCACCAATAAGTTGATCGTTGCAGTGTATGGCACGAACGGCGCATTGTTGGCGAACTCGGCAACCGCCGGCACGACCACGGCTGGCGCGTCGACTATGCAGAACATCGCATTCACTGCGCCGATTACGCTTGTCCCTGGGCGCTATTTCTTGGCATGCCAAGCGGACGGCGCTACGGACACCATTCGTCACTTGCTTTCGGCGAACGGCGCAGTGCCGTGTACCGGGACGGTCGCGGGTACGTTCGGCACGGTGCCGTCCACCATCACGACCACGACCACGTTTACCACGGCGGTCGGCCCGATTATGCAGCTCTACGTGTAATCGGTAGCAGGCGATGCCTACCGGCATAACAGCAGCGCAGCTCTTCGTTGACGCGTTGAGTCTGACCAACTCCATCGGAGCAGATCAGACCTTGACCGCTGACGAGGCTGCGCTGTGCCTGCGCAAACTCAATGACATCGTGGAGAATTGGAACCTTCAAGACTTGGCGGTGTACGCTCAGTCGCCGCAAACGTTCTCGACGGTGGCAGGGCAAGCTCGATACACGATTGGTCCGGCCGGCGATTGGAATACTGTGCGGCCAGTTCGTATCGGGACACCGATCTATACCTACGTTGCTGCTGGCGCGAATACGCTCAGCATGCCGGCAACGCTTATTGCCAAATCGCAGTACGACATCATCCCGCTGAAGTCTCAGCAGCAGGTCTATCCGAATTACTACGTCTACGAGAACGTATTCCCGCTTGGCGTTGTGACGCTGTGGCCAACACCTAGCCAAGTGATTTCGGTGGTGCTGGAGATCGATACAGAGATCACGGCTGTTGCGAGCGCAGGGACGACGTTGAGCTTTCCGCCTGGCTACTGCCACGCATTCACGTATGCACTCGGTGCGCTGCTTGCACCTGTGTTCGGCAAGAAATTGTCTGAGTATGCGGATGTGATTGCCGAGGCGAAACGCAGCTTGGGAGATATCAAGCGGGCGAATATGAAGCCGGTGCGATCTCAAATCGATGCGGCGCACCTTTCGCAGAATTGGTGGATTGACTGGAGGCGCGGCTACTGATGGCCGTTCCAATCCCTCTATTCGGCCCTGGTCTGCGCGCGAAGTCCCCCTACGTTACGGCCAAGGAACTCGTCAATCTGTATTGCGAGACACGACCGGCAGGAGAGAAGGCTTCGCTCGTCGCGTTCGGCACACCAGGTCTATCGCTCTTCTCGGACCTCGGCGCCACGCCGATACGTGGAAGCATTCGGCCATCGATAGGTAGTGTTGCTTATATTGTTCATCGAGGCGTGTTCTACGAGATCAACGCTGCTGGGACGACGACAGCACGAGGTGCGTTGCTGACGACAACCGGACGCGTGTCGTTGGAGTTCAACGGTGTTCAGGTCATGCTCGTAGACGGCACCTACGGTTACATCTACAACACGAGCACCAACGCATTCGCGCAGATCACCGATGGCGACTTTCCCGCCAATCCGACGACGGTGACATACCTCGGGCTGCGTTTCGTCGTGTCTGTGCGCGACTCGAATAGCTATTATTGGTCCGACGTAAACGACGGGCTGTCGTGGGATGCACTCAACTTCGCTTCTGCGGAGGCGTCACCCGATCCAATTACGGCTGTCTTTGCATCGAACGGGCAACTGGCGCTTCTTGGATCGGCCACCACGGAATTCTCTGGAATCTCTGGCGATCAAGACGCGGCGTTCGCTGCCTTGCAAGGGTCTGCGAATGAATGGGGCGTCGCGGCACGCTGGAGTGTGGCGAAGTTCGACAATACCTTTGCGTGCTTGATGAAAAACCGCATGGGGCAAGTGATGGTCGCCCAGTTGGCGGGCTACCTTCCCAAGAAAATCAGCACGCCGGATATTGACTCGATCATCAATCGCTACTCGTCGATATCGGACGCAACGGCATACAGCTACATGCTTGGCGGGCATCCGATGTACGTCATCAGTTTCCCCACGCAGGCCACGTCTTGGCTGTACGACGGCTCGACGGGTTTCTGGTCGCAACTTAGAAGCTCCGGTCTTACCCGTCATTTGGGAGAGTTCGGTTTTTCGTTTGACGATTCGTCATACTTGGTGGCCGATTATTCTGCGGGACGACTGTACCGGCTGGCGATCGATACCTACACCGACAACGGCGCGATGATCGTGCGGCAACTGGTCACAGAAAACATCGCCGTTCCTGGGCAGGTACTCATCTCGGCGGACAAACTACGCGTCGATATGGAAGTCGGCGTTGGCTTAGCGACCGGACAAGGATCGAATCCGCAGATTGGCCTCGAGGTATCGCGCGACAACGGCAAGACCTGGGGCGCGCAAATGTGGAAAACGTTTGGCGTCGCAGGCAAGTACGAAGAGCTTGTCGAATGGCGGCGCTTGGGCACATCGCGCACGTTCAATTTTCGCCTCACAGTGACGGACCCGGTTCCTGTCACGTTTGTGGCGGCTGCGCTGAATCCGGCGAACTGACATGGCGCTCATCAATACGCCGCCCGGAATCGCAGTCGATGCGCTCGATGGTGTTTCGGCGCCGTGGCGAAATTTCTTCACGCAAGTGTATCGGCTATTAGTGGCAATGCAGGGATCGGGCTCTACTGCGAATCGTCCAACGTCGCTGCTTTGGACGGGGCGCGCGTACTACGACACCACGATTACCAAGCCGGTCTGGTGGGATGGCTCGGCGTGGCGGGATGCGACGGGGGCACCGGCATGAGTGATGTTGTTGCGTTTGCAGACATGCGCAAGAAGGTCGAGGCGATGGAGCCGTTGATTTTGGAACTGCCATCGGTCGATCTCCCTGTGAAACATTACTTTTCAAAGGGCGTTTATGCGAGGGAGCTATTCATCCCTGCTGGTACTGTCCTGACGGGAAAAATTCACAAGTACACGAATCTCAACATCATGTCTCAGGGCGAGCTATCGGTACTCACAGAGGACGGCGTGAAGCGTGTTAAGGCACCGTTCACTATTGTGTCACCGCCAGGAACAAAGCGCATCGCCTATGCGCACACGGACACGATCTGGACAACGATTCACGGCACCGACGAAACAGACATCGACAAAATAGAAATTGAATTTGTTGCACAAAGCAACGCGGAATACCTGGCGTTTGAAGAAGCACTGAGGCTAGAGCAGAAAGGGGCCGAATAATGGCTTGGGGCGCGGTAGCTGGGGCAGCAATTTCAGTGGTCGGCGGAGGGTTGATGTCGTCTGGCTCTAGCTCCGCTGCGGATGCTCAAATCGGGGCGACGCAGGCCGGCATCGACGAGCAGCGCCGACAGTTCGACCTGACACGAGAGGATCAAGCGCCGTTTCGCAATACCGGCGTAGCGGCCAATGCACGGCTTGCGTACCTGCTCGGGCTGAACCCATCTCCGAACGCACCCGCCAGTGCCATGACAAGCACCGGGGGCACGTCCTCGGGCGTGCCGACGACATTCGAGCCTGGTCAATCAAATGATCCGGTGTGGGAGGATGTGCTCGCTCAGTTCAACGCGAGCCATCAAGCGGCGTACGGCACGCCGATGAACCGCCCGTGGACCGCCGATGCGGACGCTCAGCGCGCTTACCAGTCGCTGGTGACCGACTACAACAACCGCAAGGCGGAACAAGCGCCAGCGGCTTCTCCTGAGCCCGCAGGGTCGGTTTCTGGTGGCGACTACGGCTCGCTGCTCAAGAAGTTCGGCCTATCCGACCTCGAGGCCGATCCGGTGTATCAGACGGGGCTCAAATTCGGCTTGGACACCGGAACCAACGCCATCAATCAGCGGGCGATTGCGGGCGGCGGCTACAACAGCGGCGCGACGCTCAAGGCGTTGACTCGGTACGGCACCGATTACGGCAACACCAAGGCAAACGAATCCTACAACCGCTACAACAACGACCAGACGACCATCTACAACCGACTGGCGGGCATCAGCGGCACCGGACAGACGGCCGCGAATCAGATTCAGGCGGCAGGCACGAACGCGACGAACAACATCACCGACCTGACGACGCAGGCCGGCAATGCTCGAGCAGCGGGGATTGTGGGCGGGGCGAATGCCTGGGGCAACGCCATGACCGGCATCGGCACGAGCTACCAGAACAATCAGATTCTGAAGGCGCTGCAGAACGGTGGCAGGAACTACGGCGGCTACGGCTACGCGGGCGGCACGTCGAGCGGGTCTTCGTATGTGTACGACCCTGCGTACGACAATTTCGCCTGAAGGAGCGATGAATGCCTATTGATCCATCAATCATACTTGGCATCAAACCCGTGCAGCCGCCCGATGAACTCGGTGGATTCCAGAAGTCGCTCACGCTGCAGGGGCTCATGGGTCAGCAGAAGCTGCAGGCGCTGCAATACGACCAAGCCAAGCAGGCGGCGGACGATGAAAACGCCGTCAAGCAGGCATACGCGCAGTCCGGGGGCGACAGTTCAACGCTTCGGGCGCTCCTGCAGCAACGGGGCGCCTACAAGCAATTGCAGGCACTCGACAAGTTCGACTTGGAGAAGCGTGAGAAAGAATCGGTGATTGGTAAAAACACGGCGACAGCGGATAAGTCGAAGTATGACGTGGCGCTGAACAAGATCGAGCGCGCTTCGTCGGTGCTATCCACGGCGAGGGATCAAGCCTCGTACGATTCTGCGCGCCGGCAGTTGGCGGTCAACTTCGGCCCCGACGTGCTCAACGGCATGCCAGAGCAGTTCGATCCACAGTTCGTATCGGCCAAGATCGCAGAAGGCCAGACCATCGCGCAGCGTCTGACGGATCAGCGGGCGAGGGA